GTGCTGACACGACGAACGATTCAGATCAAATCATAGTCCCTTTCAAAAACTTAGTAAATGATGCGTATTGCAGGGACATCTCAATTAAAATCCGAAGTCAGTTAGATATAAAAAGGAAAAAGGGTCAGTTCATTGGAAATTATGCAGGGTATGGCTATTTCAAAGATCCGGAAGATAAGAACCATCTGGTGATTGATGAATATGCTGCAGAGATTGTGCGGATGATTTTCAATATGAAGATTGACGGATATAGTGCGAAGAATATTGCAGCACGATTGAATGAAATGGGAGTGTTAATACCCGCAGAATATAAAAGAGCATGTGGATTTAATTACAGCTCAGGTTTTATGGCAGGTAAAAAACCAAAATGGGACGTATCCTCTGTTTTAAGAATTTTAAAGAATGAGCTGTACACCGGAACAATGGTGCAGGGAAAAACCAGAAAGATTAATTATAAGGTCAATGTCAGGCAGAAGATAGAGCCGGAGAACTGGATCAGAGTAGAAGGTACACATGAGCCGATTGTTTCAAGAGAAATATTTGAATGTGTGCAGAAGTTGATGGAACTGGATACTCGAACATCCCCGGAAGAAGAAAGTATTTATGTGTTCTCTGGTTTGCTTCGCTGTGGAGACTGCGGACAGAACATGGTTCGTCGGACTGCAACGAAGAAAGGAAAAAAGTATTTCTATTATCATTGTTCCACATATAAACGAAAAGAGGGATGCAGTTCTCATAACATCAGCGATATAAAATTGCGAAAAGCAGTTCTGGAAGCAATCAGAAGTCAGGTGGCATTAATCGTAAAAGCGGATGCGATTATTGCACAGATAGAGAACCTGCCACAGCAGCAGTTTGGTGTGAAAATACTGGATACACAGATGAAAGCTCTCTACAAAGAAATTCAGAAATATGAAGAACTGAAAGCAAATCTGTATCAGGATATGGTGGACAAAATTATTTCCAGAGAAGAGTATCGGGAAATTAAGCAGACCTTTTCTAAAAAGATAGCTGCGGCAAAAGAATCTCTGAAAGGACTGGAAGAGAAAAAGAAAAGGATGCTGTCCAATGAAATGCGGACACAGCAATGGGTAACAGAGTTTAAGGAACACGGAAACATACAATCATTAGACAGAAAAACGGTAGTGATGTTGATTGACCGGATTGTTGTGTACAGTGCAGATAGAATAGAAATTCATTTTAACTATGAGGATGAAATATCAGAATTTGTCAAATATGCGTATGCGAACAGTGATCTGGTACGGAGAAAGGTTGGAGAATTATGAGATGCGTAAGTTATACCCGGACAGTTTCCTGCATGGAGAGTGGAGAGATACCAAAAGATATTATCAGTCAGCAGAATCAGAAAATACAGGACTACATAAAGAAAAGAGGCTGGACGCTTGGAAAGAAATATTCAGACCGTCGTAAGGATGCGTTTGAGGAAACAGCATACCTGCAAATGAAAATGGATGCCATTGCAAGAGAATTTGATTGTGTGGTGATGGATTCTATGTTTCGATGTGGAAGAAATTCTAATGTAGCAGCGGAAATGCTGGAAAGTATGTTTGTACCGGCAGGAATACATTTTGCCGTAGTGGAAGATGATTTTTGTTCCTGTGATGTCAGCAAAGAGGAAGTCTATAAGTATCTGGATGAAAAGGCAACAGCTTATAGAAATAAATTTACTACAGATCAGATACGAAAACATAATGAAACGAAAATCTACCCGAAGTACGGATTCCGATATAAGAAAGGAAAAATGGAACTGGAAATTGATCCAGAGGTAGCAGGGCATATCAGAAGAGTATTTAAGTTGATCTGTGAGGGGCATAGTTGTAGCGAAACGGCAAAGATATTGACAGCAGAAGGTATTGAGAGTTCAGGAAACTATGTGAATAAACTTTGGGGCAGACCAATCAAGGATGAAAATGCTCCGTGGAAGCGGGAACAGGTAAAACGTATTATTTACAATCGGCAGTATATAGGAGAATGGGAGAGGACGATTGATGGAGAAAAGAAATTGTTCTCCTGTCCGGTTCTTATAGATAAAGAAACTTTTGAAAAAGCACAAGCAAAATTATCTGTAAGAAAATACAGTGATCATGTCCGAGGAAAGGCTCCACTTAATCCATTCTCAAAATATATTTTTGATAAAGAGTCTGGAATTGCATTGAAGTTGTATCCGCACCAAAGATTAAAAATCCGTATTTTCCGTCTGAGCTATCCAAAGCCGAAAGAAATTGTTTATGAGAGAGGGCACATTCCTTATGAAGAGGTCTATGAAAAAGTGTATGAAATAATCAAGAATGAAAAGAGGCAGGCAGATAAAATTGCAGGAATGATCGGAAGCTATGAATGGGAACATGAAAAAGAACGTCATGTTTTGAAAATAAAAGCAGCAGCAAAATTGATATTTCAGAAGATGCTCTCGATTGAAAAAAGAAATCTTCCTCTATATAACAGCATGAAAGCGGGAGACATTTCAGAAGATGAATATGCAATGCAGAGGGTAATCAATATAGAAGAGTTTGAGAAATGTGATGAGCAGCTCCAGAGATATTTGGAACAAATTCAGGATGTTGAGAAGTGCTTTAGCAAAGACAATCTTTGGATAAAAACTTTTTCAGAAATGACAGTGCCGGAAGAGATTACGAGAAAGCATGTGAGGGCATGGATAGAACGTGTGGAATGTGTCAGATATGAAAAAATAGAAGTACGCTTTAAATATGAAGATTGGAAAGAACGATTACCGCAGGAATGGTTTGAGGAGGATTAACAGATGGCACGAAAAAGTAGAAGAGCAAATATTGTGCAGGAGAAAAAAGAAGAATTACATATTTCAACGTCGATTATAACAAGGAGACAGCTTGCGACCGCCGCATATGCCAGACTTTCTGTTGATAAGGAAAAAAACGATGAAAGTATTCAGAACCAGATAGAATTGCTGCATCAATATATCCGGGAACATGAAGAATATAGCCTGGTAGATACTTATGTAGATGACGGTTATACTGGAACAGATTTTGACAGACCAGAGTTTATCCGTCTGATGGATGATGTCCGTACAGGAAAAATACAGTGCATCATTGTAAAGGACTTATCACGATTTGGAAGAAATTTTATCGAAACCGGATATTATATTGAAACCATTTTCCCTTGTCTGAATGTACGGCTTATTTCAATCAATGATGATTTTGACAGCAGCAGAGAAGAAGATAGAAACAGTATGGTCGTGCCGATAAAAAACATGATTAATGAAATGTATGCAAAGGACGCATCTAAAAAGAGAGTCTTATCCTTTGAAATGCATAGCAGACGTGGAGACATGAAAATTGCAAAGAGTATTTATGGTTATACCGTTGATAAAGAAGAAAATCAGTTAAAAGTAAATGCAGAAACAGCACCGATTGTGCAGGCAATCTTCCGCTGGTATCAGATGGGAAGAGGGACAGGCGATATTGTAAAACGTCTGAAAATGTTAGACATTATGACACCGTTTGCTTATAAAGCGACACATGAAATAGAAGTAGAGATTCCGGAAACAGACCGCTGGACAGGAGACAGAGTAAAAACAATTTTATTAAATAAAGCCTATATTGGGTCTACGGTATATGGAAAAAGGAAAACGGCTAAGTACCGGAATATGCCGGAACATCATACAGATCCCAGTGAGTGGATTATCCATGAAAATACGCACGAGCCGATTGTAGCTGAGCCGGATTTTGAAGAGGTGCAGGAACGTTGGAAGAAACGAAGTGATTTTATGAAAGAAAGTGTGGAACGTGGAAGAAGCAGATGGGCAGGCGTAGAGGATAGCTTCCCGCAAAAAGTAAAGTGTATGGAATGTGGAACGACAATGACATATATGCGTTACACGAATTTTGGTCAGTCACAGGGTATTAGAAAAGGATTTTATTATTGTAAAGAGTATGATGGAAAGCCTGGATACTGCCGCCAGAAAGCCCATGAAGATTTACTAAAGATTACAGTTATGGATCAGATTCATAACATGATAAAAGTTATGTGTGAAAAAAAAGTGCTTCTGGAAAAAATGAGAGAGGGAACCTACGACAAAGGTGAGTTAGTTTCTTTGAGGGTGAAAATCCAGAATATGCAGTATCGTCTTGCAAAGGCAGAAGAAACGAGTGCAACATTATATGAAAATTTTGCTACGGGTCTGCTCGATGAACAGGAGTATCTCACATTAAAAGAACACTATGTGCAGGAAAAAGAAAAGCTGGAAGATGGTATCAATCAGGCACAGGCAAGGAAACGTATGGTGGAAAAGAGTATAGACGATTTTCTGGAAATTGAAAAGAATCTGGAACAATATCTGGATGATCGTTCCTTTAACCAGAAATTGATTGATGAGCTGGTAGATAAAATTTATGTGAGTTCAAAAGGAATGATTGAAGTAAGGATGAAATGCTCAGATGTGTTTCAGAAGGTAATGGAAATTATGGAGTGATGAAGAGATGAATATAGCATTTTATTTGAGATTATCATTGTCTGACGGGGATCTTGGGAAAAACAATAAGGATGAAAGTAACAGTATAGAGAACCAGAGACTTCTTTTGCAGAGCTTTGTAGAATCTATGGATGAACTGGATGGGGAAGTCAGGGAGTATATTGATGATGGTTACAGTGGAACGAATTTTAACCGGCCTGCCTTTCAGGATATGATAGAAGATGCTAAAAAAGGAAAAGTTGATGTACTGCTTGTAAAGGATTTATCCAGGCTTGGAAGAGATTATATTGGAGTGGGGGATTATCTGGAGCAGATATTCCCTATTATGGGAGTTCGGGTGATTGCAATTAATTCCCAGTACGACAGCAATAATTATATAGGAAAAACAATGGGACTGGAAATGAGCATTAGTAACCTCGTTAATACATTATACAGCAGAGATCTTTCCAAGAAATACAAAAGTTGCATACAGACAAAATGGAAACAGGGAGTATCAACAGGGGGACGAATCCCATTTGGATATAAAAAGGCAGAAAATAAGCAGTGGGAAATTGACGTGGAAGCGGCGAAGATTGTACGTCTGATCTTTGAATTGGCATTAAAAGATTATAATACAGCGATGATTGCCAATGAGCTGAATGAACGGGGATTACCAACACCGGGAAAATTCAGAATCCAGAGAAATGAAGAAATTGCATGGAATCGAAAAGTGACAGACGAAGAGTGGCTTTGGGATACAAGGATTGTATGGATGGTGCTTAGAAATTATGCATATACAGGTGCATTGGTGCAGGGAAAGACCTCCCGTATCCGAGTGGGTGGTTCGGAAACGAGGAGAACGAAAAAACATCAGCAATTTATTACGGAGAATCATCATAAAGGAATTGTAACGCATGAAGAATTTGAACTGGCACAGCTGGTTATCACTGATCAGAAACAAAAGGGATTTGCCAGGGATGCAGGATTTTCATTGAAAGGAAAAATACGTTGCGGAAATTGCGGTTTAAAGATGATGTATAACTATGGAACAGTACCAGTTGTATATTGTGCCCATACAGCAGCGGCAGGAAAGATGTCTACCTGCGATAAAACAAGGTATCCGGCATCAAGAATAGAAAGTATTGTTCTTGCAGCTTTGCGGAAACAGTTAGGAATATTTCAGAATATGGCAAGGATACTGGAGGAAAGTGAAGAGAAAAATAAAATGAATTTGCCGACCATGCAAAGAGACATGGAACGGGAACTGGAAAAACTGAAAGCGGAGCGAATAAGACAGTACGAAGCATATGCGGAAGGTGTGGTAGATCGGGAATCTTATTTAAGAAACAAAAAGGAATTAAATGAAAAAATAGAAAAAGTTCAGACAAAATATGAACAGATACAGGCAGTTACTACTGCAGAAGATGATTTAATGAAAGATGTAAAAACGGTAGAGAAAAATGCAGAAGAAGTAAATATTTTGAAGAGAATGACCAGAAATATAGCAGAGATATTTGTAGAGGAAATCACAATTTACGATTCTGAAAAGATAGAGGTAAAGTTTGTATTTGATGATCTGCTTGTTGATATGGCAAACAGGATTGAGAAAAAGAAAGAGGGTATAGCGTAATGACAATTAAAAATTTTATTACAAAAGGGATTCTTCCGATATTGCTGATCGGGATAATTACCTGGCTTGGACAGTACATATTTATGGTCGATGGTTCTATTGACTGGTTTCGATTTATGCTGGTATATGGTGTTCCGATTGGAATACCATATATGTTCATTATCATTCCGGCAAGATGGGATTTATCTGGAACGATTGGAATGGTAGCTTTATGTGCTGCGATAGGAGCTGTATTTGGTTTTATTGTTACGATTGGAATTGGGATACGGGCAGTCTGGTATGTGATTGCATTTCCAGTAAGTAGATTGATACGAAAGGGGAAAAGCGGGATATGAGTACAGGAGAAAATATTAAAAGAATCCGAAACATACGGGGAATGACGCAGAAAGAACTGGGGATTGCGATTGGCATCGGAGAAGAAAGTGCAAGTCCAAGGATGGCACAGTATGAAACTGGAAACAGAACCCCAAGGGAATCAATGCTGAATAAAATGGCAGCAGTGCTTGAGGTAGATTCGAGAAATATTTCAATCCCAACAGGTTATAGGGAAGAAGATATGATATACAGGCTTCTTGCATTAGAAGATTATTTCCCAGAAATGAAGTTGGAGAGAAATTCCCAGACCGGAGATGTTACAATCAACTTGCATAATAAAAAGCTCAATGACTTTTTGTTTACTTGGGGAGTAATACGGGGAAAAAGAGCAAAGGGACTTATTTCAGAGGAAGAATATTTGAACTGGAAATACAAATTGCAGATTGTATAAGGAAAATAAAACCGCAGGCCATGAGACTTGCGGTTTTGTCATTTCTGAATGATGCAGAAATACCGTCATAGAAAAAGTTATTATACTATGACGGTATTATTAATCGGCTTCTTTCTTAAATGAAAATACATCATTGGGTGTGCAGTCAAGAATGTCGCAGAGTTTTTCAATAGTCAGGACCGTAACATTTTGATTTTTACGGAGCTGGTCAAGAGTATGTTTGTCGATGCCTTGATTAATGAGGGCATATTGAGAGATGCTGCGTTTTTTCATGGTTTTCCATAATGGACTATAATCAATCACGGTATCCCCCGCCTTTCTTTAGTTTTGGCATAAAATACCACTGATTTTAATTATAGTTGTCGAATAAAATAAAAAATATGGTGGAAATATTCACCATAAGGGTTATAATCTTAATAAGAGAAATAGTAAAATAAAAGGAAATAAAACGAATACTGTCAAAAGCGGTCGAACGGTGTACATGGGAGGAGTTACATAAGTGAATATTGAAATGTTTTATTATGATGAGCATGAGAAGATGTATAACGAAATGAAAATGGAAATGGAAGAGAGAGATAAGGCATTATCTTCTGAAGAACGGGAGTGGGAACGTCAAAAATCATCACAGGAAGCAAGAGCAATTATGGAAAGGGCAGAGAGAAAACAGAAAGAGGAATATCAGATTGTCAATCCCTTAAAATATCAGAGATTTGTGTATCTTTCAGAACAGGCAATACAGTTTTCAAAGATTTCCGGATGCAATATTAAAGTTCAGACATTCCCCAATATGTCAGGACTTATTAAAATGCAGACAGCGTGTATCTGGCTGCTGAATGATGGTGAATCGGCATTGGAAGATAAGGAAACCATGCAGAGTTTACTTAGAGAAGCGGACTGGGTGTATATGGGAAATAGTGAACGAGATGGAAAGAAGATGCTTGAACTGGAGTTTAGGTTTGAACTGGCTGAAAAATTGAAGAAAACAAATGATTAAAGCTGAAAAGACAGATGTGCTGCGAATATCACATCTGTCTTTTTTACTAAGAATTATAAAACGCAAAGAAGTTCATTCCAGAACTCATCATTTTCTCTTAA